CTTGTGCTTCATCAGCTAATGACACACAATCCACATTTAATATTTTAGAAGAACTAGTATATGAAGATTGTAAAGGTTCTACAGTATATGGATTTGTAGTATAAACTGTTGAAGGACTATTATACTGGCCAAATTTATGGTTAGATTGAGCAACTCTAAAACTGATAATTTCATTATTGTCATCATCATATCCTTTAACAGTCTCTCCAACTTTGAATGTGCCAGAAGAACCATAATTTGCTAGTGAACTATCTGTTGCAATTTCCAATAATTTTGGAATAAAATCAACACCAGAAGTTCCATCTAAGAACTGATAATGTCTATTGAAAGATCTTAATGCAGTGGCAGTAAATTCTGTATTTCTTGATCTCATATACAACTCATCACCACTATCAAGAATAATATCTCTAGCAAATACACTTTGTGTTCTTACTACTGTATCCGTTACACCTTGTTCAAATAAGCGACCACTACCCTCATCCAGGCTCTCTTCAATTAATACTTCACGTGTTTCATTTATAGTTGCATCTTCCAATCTAATAGTTCTAACCCAACTATCACTCGTAGGATTAAGAGTTAAACTTCCTGTGTAAGCAACAACATGGAATGGATTAACATTTTCTACTCTAGTAGCATAGGCTTGTTCAATCCAATCTATTTCACTATACTTCAAAGTTACAGAATTACCTGTTTTCTGAACATTAGGATCTAATAATTCATAATTTACTGAAGAATCAAATTCTTCATCAATTATATTTGTAGAAGGTAAAAGTAAATTTTGAAGACTATTTCTAGCAATAATAGGTCTTACTTCTTGTTGATCAGGTTCTACTTGTATTGCAGAATATCTAAGATCAACAAATTCATTATTTTGGAAACTATCAACAAAGAATCCACTCTTAAATCTATTTCTCCCACTAGCATCTTGAATTGTTAAAGATTCTGTACTTATCTCCAACAAAGATAAAGTAGTTACTGCTTCAAGATTTTCAATACGATCTTCCAGAACACCAATATCTCTCATTGTATATCTCTTATTATCTGTTAAGATAATTTTTGCATTATCAGGATTATAAAGATATGGAGGAAGAATAATTGTAGCTAATTCCATTGAGTTATTAATACTCACTGGAGGACGAGGATCTGATGAAGATTGTCCTTTTTGTATGGTTAATATTCCATATTCACTTAGATATACTTTATCAATTCTTCCCAAATAATAATCATATCCTAAAAGAGAACTTTCATTAGATGCTAATAAAAATTTAGGTGCTGTATTGAAAGCACTAGTTCTAGAAGTAAAATCAAATGGAGAAGTAGTTGTAGAGCTAAATACTGTAACTCTTGGTCTAAAATCAAGAGTATCAGTTGCTCTTACATTCTCTCTACCAATAAGTGGAATATCTCTAAGATATCTTGCTTTATCATAACTTAATACTGTAAATACATCACCATTATCGGTAGCAGGGACATCATAACGATCATATACCACTAACAATCTCTTAGATGGAACTGATGTGTTAGAACGTCTAACTAATCTAGAATAATCATAAAACTGATCTCTTTGACCTTTATCTAAACTAAATGATTTAGTAACATCTTGATATTTGCCATCTGTATCTAAAGTATTAATACCTTCAATGGTAGTAGTAATATTAGATTCCTCAAATACTACATTTTCATAATTAACAAACTTTCTATCATTAAGATAAACAATACCTAATTTATTTGTACCTCCAGAAGATGGAGTAGATCCATTATTCGTAACTATTCTTGCAATAGCATTAGAAGATTGTCCTACTATATTTTCTCCAATAATAGCATTAGTACCAACATTAGCAGTTGCGGAAAATGTAATATTATCAAATGATGGTTGTCCTCCATCAAGAGATTCATAAACTGATAATACTTTTACTACATCAGGAACATCTAAAGATATTTGCTCATCTTGAACTCTTAACCCATAAGCATTTCCATTATAAGTTAAACCATCATTAACTGATGTATTAATACCACTACCAGATTTACTATACTTAGAAAAAACTATATCCTTTATATTACTTCTTTCATATGTTTTTAATTTACTTTGAATACCCTGCTTTTTCGCTGTAACATTAATAACAGTATTATTATCCGATGGTATTAATCCAGTAAATCTAGCTCTAGAACCATTTTCCAACAATTCAAAACTACTATCAGTTACTGTTCCAATACCAGTTGAACCTCCATAATGAACCGAATATCTATCTACATCATATCCCTCAAAAAATGCAGTTGAAATTGCTACTCCCCCACCATCATTAAGATTATCGACACTAATCGTAGAAGCAGATCCAGTAACACCACCAGCACCCAATTCTATTTGCCCAACAACTGTAAGAGTTGATGAAGAAAAATCAACTGAAGAAATATTTGGATTAGGCATCTTAGCATATAAAGATCCTGCATCTTCTTTATTCAAAGTCGTATAACCTAACCATACCTCTGCAGATCCGGTTGCTATAGTAGTACCATTATAAACATTATCAAGACTTGAACCTATAGGTAAAAGATCTACCTCTAGACGACTTCCTGCAACCCCAGATACACGCGCATAATTGTAAATTGTTGCTCCACTAGTGGCACTAGTATTAAAATATTTAACAATATCACCTACCTGAATACCATCAAACGTATTACCAGGCGATGATAAAGTAGCTGCAGAGGAAGTACCACTTATGTCACCGTACATAATACCATTAGGCATTTGAACAGTTTCTAAAGCAGCATCAGCCGTAAATGTCTGTGTAAATCCAGTAACACCTGTAGTTTGTTTTATGGATTTAATACTTTTAGCACTATGAGCAGTTACCTCAGTAATAGTTCTAGGAAAATCAATACCATTAATTATAAGTTGTTCTCCTTTAATAAACGTTCCAGACGTCTGACTTAGAGTAATAGATGATGATCCACCACCAGAAGAAGTTGCATATCCAAAAGCTCCACTATTTTTTCCTTTAACATGGGCAGTATCGGGAAGTTCAGTAGAACTAATTCCTTGATTTATAGTTAAAACTGTATTGGTTTGTATATCATAAAGATACATATCCCATTCAGTCCAATCTCCTTCATAAGTACCAGATGATACACTAAGGGAATATAATCGTGCACTTCCAATCTCAGTACCAGTAGATCCTAATTGATCATATAAAGTAACTATTTTTCTAAGACCAGGTTGTCCTTTAACATTATTAACCTTTACAAGATTCCCCATATCAAAAGGAACATTTGCTGTTGATATTTTTTCAACATCCCTTGGTTTATCCGTATCTAAAATTGTTACCGTATCGGTAGTTACATCATAACCTCTAACATAAGCCTCACCACCTGAGATCTTTACACACATCAAATCATCTGAAGGATCATTTCCCTCTTCAGTTTTTTGTCCACTAAAGAAGACACCACCATTACCCAATCTATTATTTAAGGAGTTATTAACCGAAATATCAAATGAATCTATTGCATAATTTCCAGATTCTTCATATGTCCTTTCCGCAATATAATCTCTTATAATATTATAATCAGTCTTAGTCTTAATCTTTCTAATCTGTCCATCACCAAGTCTTAATATCTCAAAGAAATCCTGATCACTCTTATCAGTGAGTAATTTTTTAGTAAGAGTTAAACTAATTTTAAATCTATCTGCACCAGGAGCAGCATAATTGGAGAATCCTTTTGCATTATCATATAATGAAGGATCATCCTTAGGTCCAATTATTTGCTCATTAATCTGTAATCCTACTCTATAAGAAGGACTATTATTATAATGATCTAAAATTATTGTTTGCTGACTTACAGATACAAAAGTTCCTCTAATAAAATAAACACCTTCTGCTACAGAAGCTGCTGATCCTATTGCTGTTGCATTAGCAGATACTAAAGTTGCTACTGGAGTTCCGGCATCAATAGTAGTATTACCATAAACTATATTTTCTTTGGCAAATAATGCTTCACCATCAAGAAAAACAGTTCGGGAAGGATCACTTGAACCTGCATTAATATATTTGACATATATTGTTAAATCTTCTACATTATCGTTATCTGGCAGTGCAATAAAATCTACACTCGCAGTTACACCAGATGTTTCTCCTTCTATAACTTTACCTTTAAGATTATCAACATACAAAGAAACATCAATGCCACCTTGCAGGGCATTTACTTTTACTGCATTAAAATTATTATCATATGTTGGAGCTCCAGGGATAACAATAGATCCCTCTTTGAAAATATGACTTCCAAATTCCTCAATTTGATTCTGAAGAATTGACTGTAAAACAGTTAACTCTCTAGCTTGAACTGCAAACCCTGGTTTAAATAAAACTTTATAGAAATTATTACTAGGATCGAAATCATCATAATAAGGACTAATATTTAAATCTTTTGCTTGTGCCATGTTTCTTTAAAATTCCAGGATGATTTTAATGTCTTCTTTTTGTCTACTATCCCTGGAAACCACTTTTCTATTATCGATATAGATAACGTCTCCAGTTGTTTTATTTATCTCTGGATCAGCAAACCCACCCGTGAAATAAACTCCTAAATCTATTTCTTTATTACCATCAGTTACTGTACGTCCGGTAAAAGCTATTGCAGGAGAAGTATCATCAGCACCACTTACAAATTTAATACTATTATTTCCCTGAAA